GTGATGAAACCATAAAATAAAATTTAAAATACCCATTATATTATCATCACCATATGTCATAAGTGACACATTTTCTTAAAATGTTAAAATTTCATGGTTAGAATTCAATTTATAATATACATAACACATATAAATGAAATTAACAAGAGAATTAATTATGACTGTCAATGGATATCCAGATGAGTTACTACCAAAAAATTAAATAAAATCACCATTAAAATCAACTAATAAAAATACTATATCTTCAACAATACCATACATAACTTTAATATCATCCGGAGTATAATTACCACTTACTTTAACAATCCTAATAAAAATTTCAAAAACAAAAAATATAAATATAAAACTCATTTTCTTATCATAAAATTTATAATCCCCAGCCACAATTTTATTAATACCAAACTTAGTTAAATAATAATACATTTCTATCCATTCTCTCAACTAAGCTATAATTCCTAATACGGCTTCAAATATATATCTATTCCTCTATATAACACATATTAGTGATAAATAATATCTCCTAACTATTATAATAAAATCAAATGGTGCTCCAGTAAAAACTCATATTTTACCTTCCCTAACTTTATTAAAGGTCACTAATTCATCTTTCAAATGAGCGCAAAAATTAAATTGCACTCTTTTTCCAGATCTATACATAGCTTCCATTTCCAAAACTCTATCCATAATTTCCTTATCCACCTTCACAAAATCAAAATTCTAACCACAAAATTCATCAGGTTCTAAAAAATACAATTTAGATTTTTTCCAAGGATTTCCAACACTTATTTTTCAATTAATTTTATCAACATATATCACACCAACAACACCATTAATGTTAATAAAATCATCATAAACTTCAACCATAAATAATTCCTTTTCAAATATTTTACTAATAATACTATCAATAAATTCATTAACTATCATGTCTACAACGAAGTTATCTATATTTATGACAAATTCAACCATATCCATACAGACTATACGCCATAATTTATAACCAAACATCTG